TTTAAATAACTAGTGGACACACTGTATACATGTGTCCAAGACCGATACAATCGGTCTTCCTGGCGACCTAAGTCGCTATCACTAAAATAATCAGTGATATCCAGGGGCTCCCTTAGTAGGGAGTTACCCACCGCGTTTTGATGTAGGCTGTACGCGGACGCCCAGCGCGTTCCAAGTGCTCCTCATCATAACGAGGACCATGTCCACGTCTGAGGAAGTACTTGAGCAGAGCGTGTCGACCATCCAGATTATCTCTGGGAGATCGACTCGACACAACACATGCCTTAACCAAAGGCACGTGCAAGTGCTCATGTTCCTTCTCAGCTTTAAAACCAAGAAAGGAAACACGACCCAGCGCAGAGGAAGAGGACTCTATGCAAGGAAAATACTTAAGTATCTTCCGAAGCTTAGAATCCAACCAAGCGCATGTTTGCCAGCAACCAAACTCATAGAGTTGATTGCGAAGAGCAACAAGCGATATGGTCTCTGCAACTTGCTGCCGGTGTGAAGGAAACATACGACGGACCTTGACAATGGAAACGTCATGGCCATCATAGTACTCCTTACCGCAAGACTCTCTGAACCTTCCGGTCCAGAAAGACTTACTGCGATTCACCTTTGCACCAAAGTGCTCTAGTGAGTCCACAACGGTATGCACATATTCTATGGGGACAATTATATCATCTCCATAGACTCGCACCTGTCCAATAAATTCCGAAAATTCGGATCTATTGGCAAAACGGTATCCTCGCTCTCTCTCTATCCCAAGGAAGATCATGGTAAGAAAAACCATGGCCTCCATAGGAAAACAGAGAGCAGAACCCATAGACGCGAACTTGGAAAGGGCAATAATACCCTGACCAGGAACTTCAGCATGCGTAGAGCGACATGCAAGGATAGCCTCTTGAAAAAGAGGATTTCCAGACGTGATACTCGTAACATGACGAAGTGAGACACGATCAGACGCCTCACTCAGATCGAGTGTAGCAAGGGATCCAATGGAACCCTTCCGAGCCAAATCCTGGTTAGGAATTTGGGACTCGGAACTGATAAAAGAACCGACAAAGTCAGTTCTAGTAGCACGTGAAATTGACTCTAGAAGCCCCTGCTGTACATATTGTACAGAAGAAGGCTCTATAGCAATAATACGTGGTGTCTTCTGTGTCTTAGGTACTGAAATAACCCGAGAGGGCATCTCAGAACCAGGTTCTAGGATGTTGATGTCGTCAGCCCAATCTTCGTTCATAAAACGAGGAGAAGGACTGAGAAAGTCTCCATAATGGAAGACTTTCTCAAGACGACTGGTCCAGTACGTCGAACGATACTTACCATTACTGGTAAGTTTATCCGCAGTCGCACCGGGGCCATGTTTGGGAACTATAGATTCAGCGTAGATATCTCTATCCACGTTAGAAAGAATAGGACCAAACAACAGACGACCCATGCGGGCCAAGTCAGAATAATCTGACTCATCCAACATAGTAGTCTGATAGTCAACCTCCTTATCACAATCAATGTAATCGGACATAGCCTTGCGTTCCCTTGCGGGAGTGCAAGATAGGTTAATCTTACCAAAAATCAGCGTTAGCTGACGTATGGCTTGAATAGCCTCAATGTCTGGTTCATCGATGAGGATACCATTATCTAGGTGGAACACCTGTTCCATGAAACCTCTCAGAAATGAGGGGAGACATGATCCACTCTTTCGAAAAGAAAGAAAGGATTTGGGAACAACCATCCCTTGGTCAAGGCAATATTGAAAATCCTTGCCAAAAGAGGGAAGGGTAATCGTCAAAAACGACATACCCTCGTGTTCACACCGAACCTGGACAGTACTTATGTCCATGGTGGTGCTAGTGCTACATCTGTTGGCATATTCATTTGCCAACACACTCCAGAGTGATATCAGGCTTTTCATAAATTCTCCTAATAGAGATATTTATCCTTAGCCTATCACACTGATGGGAGGCTATGCTTAGAGAAAAACTCCAAGTATAGCCAGGCCAATTGCCAAACCGGCGAGCATACCAATACCTAGTATCATTACAATAGCTAGGAACTGGTGGCCCGACGAGGCATGATTGTAGTCATAACCACGGCTACGATCAGCCACGCTATCTCCTTTCGGAGTCGCGAATTATCCGAATTACCAGATAATTCTAGGAAATCTGATCAGCCTAAAGACTGAGAAGACGTCCATAGGGTTTACGTGAAAGATTACGACTGACTAGCGATGACCTTTTCGAGATTTGCTTTTGTAAGCAGACCCGTGAGGCCTTCGGATAGTTTGACGATTTCTTCCACGGAATAACCCGCGAGAGGCCTATCAATGACCAAATAGACAGAACTAGTAAAGTACTGTTTCTTTGATTCTTCGGTAGGATTGTTAGCGAGTTTGGAAACGTCGATCCGAACCAAATGACGCTTACGGGAGTTAGCTGTTTCAATAGTTGAAACAGTAACCTTTGTAAGACCGTCAGCAGACAGGTATTCGGAGTTCATGTCACCCGTAGCAATACGAGGACATTCAACTTCTGTACCTGCTGTGGTTTTTGGTTTGAGTGGATCGGTCAGTGCCATTAGGCACACTCCTATTCTGGTGGCGTAAGGTAGATACCTTACTATTATTTGCAGTGATCTGCTACAGCAGACGGGTAATCCCGAGAGCTGCAGTAATAGCGAGCTGTGTGGGTGACAAACCCTCCCAGCCAACGCTAAACCCGAAAGGTGATGCGGGGACGCGTCGCTTTGTGACTGTTTCATAGCCACACGACCACGCGCCCGAAGAGGCGCGGGATTCACTAAATTCGCCTTTTTTCTGACTTTTCAGATTCAAGACGACAAGTGAAGGCCCGCTCCCCTCTGCGTATACTTTTTCGATGGATTCTTCCATCATGTATCCGTACCGCATAACGAGACCGGCGAGTCCGAAGTTGGTAACGTTATTAATAACGTCTCCAGCATTCGAGAACCAATCGACGGCCCAGCTCCACGGCGTCAGCTCCCAAAGAATATCGGGAGAAAGTGCTAGTCCGAAAAGTTGGTCGGCATCACTGCCGAAACCCAATGCCTTCCCCCAGCTGTCAGTCTGGGAAGGAAGACCATAGGTAAAACAACCCTCGAACCAGCGCCTTGTGCTATTAACCAAATGCACCCGACGCGTGCCAACGTTGTCTGTCCATGACCATGGCAAACCACTCCATTCGGAGGGATTGCTGGTTTCACCGACAGACTCTGAGGAGTTACTTGGAAACTCATACGTCCTGTGAGTATTTGACCCTTCACCACGGTGGTACTGCGAAAGCAGATCACGGTGTTGTCGGGCGGCACTGACGACGGATTCAACTTCATCCTTCAACGGTGCCCAACCAAATATATAGTTGAGATACTCACTACCGAGTCCCTTTAGGAATTCGGTGCGCTGGCGCCAGGTCTGAATCCCCGGAAGGGTAGGAATACCCTCAAGGTAAGATTCAGATAGCCCGGTGCCAAGCTGAGACGCAGGGTTAATAGGGTTGCAGCGAGAAATAGCAGTGGTTCCATCGGACATCATAGAGGATTCATTTTTAGATCCAAAATTCTGTTCGATGTTTTTATAACCAATGCTTTTCATCTCTGCAAGTGACGGAAATTGCCCGTACACAGGACCTGTGTACACCTTGGCCTGAGAGGCCAAGTAGGCATTATCCGTGTGACCAGGACTTATGAACTGGTTCACGCGACTCGTGAAAAACGGGCCGCCACCCAGCCTGTTGCCGGTTTTACGGTCAACAGGATGGCTTTCGGAAACAGTTATCTGTTTCCCCGTCTGTAGTAGTTTAGACGAAGTGGATAGTTTTCCACCCGCTTCGACCCATTTGTCAACCCGTATAGAGTTGCCAACGGGTACACGTTGAGTAGTATAGCGTGTTCTTGTTCCTGCAGACGACAAGTAACTAAGCTCCTTTCATGTGAATATGTACTATTTCTAGTACACACTCAAGTGGATGATGCACTGCAGGCTCAGCATTCCATTCCCCTGAGTAAGGGGATGGATTAGCT